AAACTCATAACTCTTCCTAGGGGTACAGGTGCTATTCCTGTTATTAGCGGAGTAAGTCCAATAGATAATCTAATACTAGGAGAACCTATTACGGTAAATCCTACTACAGCAAATTACGTTGGTTCAGCAACTCCTACAGAAACTTCAGGATATCTCTTTATAATTGGAGATGTTAGAACTATGTCACGCTTTACTGGGGTTGGAATAAATACAGCAGAGGCGACTAGTCTTAATAACACAAACACAACTATCGGAACTAACGTATCTAAGACAGTAATAGGAACGTCTCTGAATATGACTGCTACTACTGTGAGGTCTCTCTTCGGATCTGCTACATACATTACTACAACTCTTACAGTAATAGGTAGAGATTCAGGAGCTAGAATAACAGTACCAGTAAAAATTAAACTTTCCAAATAATAATAAAATAAGATATATATGTCTTTTACAGCATTAGAAACAACAGATTTCGTAATAAGTGCAGACTCGGTAGTAGCACCTGCTTGGACAACTGGGAATCCCACTTTGACGAATGCTAACATGATAACTTCGTCAAATGCAGCATCACCATCTCCTCAGTTCTACCTTAACGTATATGATACTGCATTAACGGCATCAACTGCTCAGGTACAGTTTTCAATAGCATATGGTAACTCAAATGGCTCAGGATCAAAGTTGTATAACGATTTAGTTCCTGGTATGAGTCCATCAAGAACTACTTACGGTCAATACAGGAATTTAGTATATGCTGACGAAACAAAACTATTCAACTTTAGTGAAGCAAGTACAACAGTTGCAAATTCTACTGATATTATCGCAATAAATATAGATAGGAATAGATACAAAGAAAGTCTATTCCCAGGTACTTTAAAGCTTGTGCTAGCATCTGGAAGTGCGATTACTTTGACTGATAATAGCACTTACCTTACGGCTAACAATCTTACTGTACCTTATGGGGATTGCGGAAGAATTTTTGATCTTGTATCTGGTTCTAATGGATCTCCAACAACTGCAAGGATAGGAACTGCGGCTGCTGGGTACACTCCCTCAGGTTCTTATGGATTCTTCTTACCAGATATTGGAACTATCATATTGAATCCTAGAGCTTTAGCATTACCAGTAGCATCGGGAGGTATTGGATTGTACGTAGATACTACCTCAAACCCAAATCTACCAAACTCTTCTAATAGTAATAACTCTGTATATAATGCGCTAGTTGCCGGTACTTGCTTCCAGCTCAACTCACAAGAGACTGTATCAGCAAATTACGTGTTCGTGAGGGTAAAGAATGGTGAATATAACTACAGTAACAACCCATCATTCCTCTCAGGTTCTACAGGTCAATTGATTTATCCAAGTCTAGTTAACAGCCCCCAAACTTTCCCAACAACGGTAGGTCTTTATAACAATACAGGAGATTTACTTGCTGTAGCGAAAATGAGTAAGCCAATGATGAAAGACTTTACTCACGAGGCGTTGATTAGGGTAAAATTGGACTGGTAAAGGTTGAAATATAAAACTAACTAATGAGTCTCGCATCTAATACATTAAAAGGGTCTGATGTAACAGTCACCCCTATAAAACTTAAATACTCAAATGTAATCCCAAGCGGTTCTTTAACTGACAATGGGATTACATTAACTGTTGCGAGTAATGCTAGTTTTGATTATTACAATCCTAGCTTTACGGACGAATTTTTGCTGTATAGATCGGTTCAAGGTCTTTACTACATGAACTTTATATCCGGGTCAACATCGGGTAGTGCTTTCGAATGGTATCCACAATCTACAGCAGCTAATGGAACTTTTGATAATGACTACAGATACTTCCCAACAGCTTCCAATGCTCAAGTAGTAGTTATCTCTATTCCAAGAGCTAAGTTTGGAGAGAATATAGCAAGAGCTTCGTTTAGTATATCATCTTCTACTTATAACATTATAGATGATGGAAATGGTAACCTAATAGATATTGCAGCTAGTAGTATACACGTAGGTAATTTGCTGTATAATCAAGGTATAGGGGTTATAACTAATTCTAATTACTTAAGCTCATTTACACCTACTCCTGCATGTGCTGTTCCTAGATTTAAACCTTTTAATGCATCTTCAGCTTCGGCAGTTGCTAATTGGGACGCTCCAGGGAATCCTACATTGTATTATGAGTATGTAGTTTCTACTACTAGTGCAGAACCTGTGGGCTCAGGAACAGATGTTTTAGCGGATTTAGGAACCCTAGCTATATCTGGATTATCCCCAAGTACGACTTATTATTTCTTCTTAAGGTCTAGATGTAGTGTCTCAAGCTATAGTAGTTGGGTATCTCAAACATTTACAACTACAATAGAAAGAGTACCTCTAAGGACAGGTTTGATTGGTGAGTTCTATTCTGATATAGGAGTCATTACTTCATCAAATAATGTGACACAGTGGCAGGATCAGACTGCGTATGCTAATGATTTATATACCGTAGCTCCTACAAATGGGTTGTGGTTCCCTCAATATAGTGCATCTTACTTTAAAGGACAACCTGCTATCTATTTATCAGGTTCTTCAGCAACATTAAATTACACAGGATCAAGTATGAGGACTGCTGTAACTATGAGCGGTTTATCTGGAAGTGAGCAATTAACCGTATATTTTGTTGCAAGTATTCTTAGTGATTCAGGTACAATTATGGAATATTCATCAGGATCTACTGTAGGAAGCGGAGTTAGTTATTTAACCTCTACTGGAAGTTTTATTATAACTGCTACCCCAACAAATGTGGCTATGTCATCTAGGGGTGTTGGAGCGGGAGTTAATCAAGCTAACATACCAACAGTATTACCATCTAAAGGTGTATTTACTTTTACAGAAGATTTTGGATTATCAACAAATGAACTTACGATATATGTAAATAATAGTTCTACAGGTATAATTAGAGCTATAAATCTTAATAATTCTGGACCATTTGAAGGATATAAATTGACTATTGGTGGCGGTAGTACTGATTTTAGGTGGGATCCTGCTAGAGCATTAATAGGCTCAATCCTCATCTATAACGTAACCCACAGCAACGCAGAAAGATTACAAGTTTATAACTACTTAACTTCATCATATTTAGTATAATATTATGCCAACTTATTCTCCATTTACAATGTCTTTTCAAGCTGAGACCACAATCTATCAGAATGAGGTGCGTTGTCATGTAAACGAGAATGACTTTAATTACACGTTAAATCCGTCAGCAATTAAGTCAGGTTCGGCAATAACACCAGGCACTTTAAACGATAACGTATCAGGTTCAGACTTCTTACCTTTTGCAACAACTATAGGGCTTTACAATGCTCAGAACGAGTTACTTGCTGTAGGAAAATTCGGAACTCCATACCCAATACCACCACATACTGACATAACATTCGTAGTAAAATATGACTCATAAGACATGGTAAAGCTGATACAGATACTAAAAGAGGCAAAGCAAGCGTTAGAAGATTTTGCTAGCACTAGGGGAAAGGGTGCAGAAAAGATAGCAGATACCGCAAAGGAAAAGGGTGGGTTAGCTATGCTGACTTATACGCACTTTAAAGTAAAGCTTCCGTATTATAAAAAGGCATCAGAAGGAAAGTTAGATTTAGATCAGGCAAGGAAAGAATACGAAAAAACTTATAAAAGCATATCCCTAGACATGACACAGACCGAGTTTCAAAGAGAAGTGGGTCGTCTTGAAGTGCTAGGAGAGTTATTAATACAAAACAAGAAATGAACTGGTTATTAGAAGGAAAAGAAGTTACATCTAGAGAAAATCTCCCCGTAGAAGCAGTAGGATTTGTCTATAAAATCACGAACAATAAGACGGGTAAGATGTATATTGGTAAGAAGGTCTTGGAAAGCAAAACCAAGAAAGCCCTCACCAAAAAAGAACAGTCTGAGTGGGATAAGCCGGGTCGTGTACCAAAGAAGAAGCTTGTAGTAAAAGAAAGCAATTGGGCAGACTATTGGGGCAGTTGTAAGCCTCTCCTGGAAGAAATAAAGTCAGAGGGTAAGCAAAACTATACGAGAGAAATAATAAAAATCTGCCAAAACAAAAGGCAGCTATCTTACTTCGAAGTCTACTACCAATTCGAATACAAAGTACTGCATATTGACTCGTTCAACGAGAATATAGCAGGTAAGTACTTCCGCAGGGATGCCGTATAATCCTAAAATAAATACGAGAAAAAATTTTGCTGTTTCAAAATAATGCTGTATGTTTGCATTATGTTGTTGATGAGACATGAGGAAAAGAGCTTAGTACTTGACTTTTTAAAGAGGTTAACACAAGCATCTGACCTAGTGGAACTTCAATACTTACAAGCAGAAGCAAAAGAATTAGAAGAAACATTAAAAATTGGAATAAATATGAAAGCACAATTAATGCAGAAGGATTATTTGTTGGAGGTTACGACAGATGGTGGTGAATCTTACGGAGTAGAAATTACAGAAGACGTACAGACACCGAGCGGATCATCAATGGCTATTTGGGATGAAACAGGAAGCCAAATGCGTAAAACAAACCCATTGTATGATAGTATTGTAAAGGCAGTAGAAGAAGCAATTTTAGCCAATGGAAAAAACTAGAATAATAATCGTAGGTAGAGGTGGTTCCGGAAAAAACTTCTTAATGGGAAGGATGGTAGAAAGAGGAATGGTTCCAGGCATACTATTCACCTCAAGACCTCCAAGAGAGGGTGAAGTTGATGGAGTAGACTATAATTTCAGATCCCCAGACTTATTTGAGTTTGCTCATGAAGAGTTTTATGATTTAGAAATGTACAATGGATGGTATTATGGTATTTTAAAGAAGCAGTTCAAAAAAAATGATGTATTTATAATGACCCCTAGTGGAGTTAGCAAAATAGATCCAAAGGATAGAGCTAATTGCTTTATAATATACCTTAATCCGCCCAGAGAGATAATACAGGAACGTTTGGAGCAGAGGAACGGGATGAAAGACTCAGTAGAGAGAAGAATGCTTGCTGATGATGAAGATTTCCGTGACTTTACAGACTACGACCTATTGATAACAAATCCGTATTTTTAAAAAACAAAAACATATAGTATGTCATTTTTTCAAGTAAAAGTAGAATTCAGGTTGCAAGACACCGAAACAGGCAAAGTAAAGAAGCAATCAGTATTGTATCTAGTTGATTCTGAGTCAGTAACAGAAAGCGAAGCTAGAGTAGTACAACATCTGACCACTGAGGGTCTTAGGGACTTCGAAGTAAAAGCTTCTAATCCTAGCAAAATAGTTGAAGTAATTTTCCCGCCAATTGAAAAATAAATTTGGTGGTTTCAAAAAAAAGAACTAATATTGCACAATAATTAAAAAACAAAGTTATGAAAAAGATAGTAATCTTCCAGGACAGCGAAGTAAACGGAAAGAAGTCAAGAGTGGTGCTTAGGTCAATAACACCATCAGGCGAGTGGCAGGGTTACTCCCGCTCAGGTTTAGTAATCGATGCTGAGGCTAAGAATCTCGCTAAGTACCTTGAGCCGACCTCTACCGGATATTTTGTGTCATAATCAAAATTGGGATATTTATAATAAAAGTCCAATGAGATTATTACAAATCCTCCTAGATACTTACAAAGAGGAGTATGAGCTTAATTTGAGGGAAGGGTTAATAAAGACTGTAGAAAAGGGAAAATCTCAGAATATCATAAGAAGAGCGTTTCCTAAGTGGGAGGTTGAAGATTATGCATCATTTGACGGTGAGGGAGAGAGAAACGACTTTAGCGTTACATCTCCTAATAGTATAACAAAAGAGGAGGCAGATAAGTTTCTAGTTCTTTTGAATAACCTAGGATGGTTTGTTTCTTTTCTGAGGATTTATGATAAGGAAGGAAATAAGCTATACTACTCAAAGTTCGATAAGGAAGTATTAGATAAGTATCTCAGAAAAGATGTCATAGGAAGTATTACATTTGATTGTGAGCCTAAGTTTGACACTGAAGTAACGAAGATACCTAAAGTACTGTATCACGTAACACCTGCTAAGTCTTGGGATAAGATATCTAAGATTGGGCTAGTTCCACGTTCTAGATCAAAGACATCTTACCACCCAGAGAGAGTTTACTTGTCTTCAACTATAGAAGGTATAAAAAGACTAACTCCTCAGATGTACCAAGTTACGGGCATAAATAGTTGGGTAGTTATCAAGGTAGATACTTCTATGATACCAGGAGATTATTTTAAGCTGTACAAAGACAGTAACTTTAGACCTGAGGGTTACTATACGATGAATAATATACCTCCTGGAGCTTTGGAGAAGAAAGCTACAATGGACTTTAAGTTTTAGATAATGATACAGAAGCAGCCGAGTAAAGTAATAGTTTTGGAATGTAGCGAAAAGAAGAGATACGAATTGCCTAGTACTCCTCTAGATTGTGTACTGCAAGATAGGGAAGAAGGTGATGAGTCTCAGATAGTTTACGTACAAAACCCAAAATATGTAAAGGGATCTAACGAAGAAGCCCCGTACATAGCACTCACTAAGACAGAATATGAAATAGTTGAGTGGTCAGAATAGTAACTAATTAATAAATATAAAAAACAAAAAAGATGAAAAAAATGATGATTGCCTTACTTCTTGTAGGGTCTATGGTAAGCATGTCTTCTTGCGGTGGTGAGAATGTTCAAACAGAAAGCACAGAGGTTACTCAGGATAGCACTGTAGCTCCAACTCCGGCAGCAGACAGCACAACATCAGTAGATACTTGCAGTAAGTAAGCTATTGTTCAATAAAAAATACTGTTCACGATTCTTGAACAAAAGAGATTAGTGAACATACGGGGCGTGACTGGTTTTGACAGCAATCGAGCTCTTTGAGGTGATGCAAGCAAGCACAAGGATATAGTGCTTAAAGTAAAATAAGTTTGTGGTCTTATAAAGCTCATAAAAACGGAAAATAGCATCGTTCTTATTTTACCTAAAAAATGTATTCGCAAAACAAACGCAAAGAAAGTAGAACTTTCTTCTTGGACCTTCGAAGATGCTATGGCATTTGTAGGAGCTGAAATGGCAGTAGCTGCCTAGTCCTTACGGGTCGGGGCACATATACCTGGGAACAGAAGTGCTATTCAGGATTTATGTATAGTCCAGAAAAAATACATCTACTATTTACCAATTTAAGTAGCAATATAAATTGGATATTTTGTCTAGTTAGAAAACGAGAATAAGCTTGTGAATGAGTCAATAAGATAAGTTGTTTGGACAGGGGTTCGATCCCCCTACGCTCCACTAAATTAATTAAAATGAAAAAGAAATACGACATGCATTAGGTAACAAAAACCTAATGAGATGAAAGTAAAAAAAGTAAGTGAAGAAACAATGGACTCTCGTACCTATAAATTAGCTATGAGGAGCATAGTATTAGGATGCCCAATATGCGGACCAAACAGAGGATGCAACGGTAGATCTAAGAAAAAGCAAAGAAGTTGGAAACTCTTCAGAAAAAAACAGTATAAGCTATGAAGGTATTATTTTTAGATCATGATGGAGTAATTTGTCTAGTCCTGGAATGGGGCGGTAGATTTGGTAGAGATAGGGAAGGTTTAGATAGTGTATTCGATGATTTTGCACCATACGCTATAGAGACACTGAATGAGATTATCGAAGCTACAGACTGTGAAATCGTAGTATCTTCTGATTGGAGACATCATGCAACATTAGAGCAGATGCAGGAGTTGTATAAGGTAAGAGGCATAAAGAAGTCTCCAATTGGTATGACAGGCGTAGCTGATTACTCTACTGTGCAAAAACTAGAGAGGGCTAGGTGTATAGAGATTCGTCAATACTTAGAAAAACATCCGGAGATAACTAAATGGGTGGCAGTAGATGATATGGATCTCTCAAGCCTTGGAAACTTCGTAATGACTCCAAGTTCGGGATTAGGTATTCATCAGGAAGGTATCAAAGAGAAGATAATAGCGTATTTAACTTAAAAGTAATTGATATGAAAAAATTATTACCTATAATACTCACTATATTGTTTTTTGGTGTATTGCTATTTGTATCCATTTGGGTCAATAGCTAAGTAAGTTGTCTGGTGTAATGGTAGCACAACAGATTTTGGTTCTGTTTGTATTGGTTCGAATCCAGTGACGACTACATTTTTACTGCTTGATTAGTTGAATAGTTTCTACAGTATGAATTGACATAAATGCAGCTCTGATTGCAAAGAGGCTCTAGAACAGACTAGAGAATAGAAACAGCTATTACAGTAGCGTTATTCAGCGAAAGAGATATACATTGCTTGTGCGATGAACCGCTATATTCTCCTCTGTAAAGGAGACAGTAAAATAATGGCCCGTGAGACAGATTGGTTAAGTCGCCTCCCTTTCACGGAGGAATACTCGGTTCGAATCCGGGACGGGCTACAAAAAAAAATTTGGAATTGTCAAAAT